ACGGCAGACGTCGTCGTTCAACAAAAAAAAGACGTGGAAAACAAAGTAGGACTTATTATGTTAGTCGTGGCGGTATACGACTATAAAGGGGGTGTTTAACTAGGTTAGAAAAATGAAGGGTGAAATTCCCTTCTAAATTAAAAAACCAAAAACAAAAATAAAATGAAACAAAATCTATTTAACAGCATTAAAATGCAGAGGCCGAAAAAAAACGTATTCGACCTTTCACATGATGTAAAAATGTCATTGGACATGGGAAAACTAGTACCAACACTTATGTTAGAGTGTGTACCTGGAGATTCATTTAACATTAGTTGTGAATCACTATTAAGACTTGCCCCAATGGTAGCACCAATGATGCACAGAGTTGATGTAACAATGCATTATTTTTTTGTACCTAATCGTATCTTATGGGATAATTGGCAAGATTTTATTACAGGTGGAACAGAAGGAGTATCAGAGCCTGAATTTCCATATTTTAATTCAGCATCAGTGTTTGGCTATATAGATGGATTAGATGCAGACAAACAAATAGAAGTTAATAAATTTATTGATTATATTGGAGTACCTCAAGTATTTGGTACAGGTAGTTCATTTAACTTTTCAGCATTACCTTTTGCAGCCTATCAATGTGTATACAATGAATATTACAGAGACCAAAATCTAATTGATCAAGTAGATTATAAGGTAATTGATGGCTCAAATGATGACCATCACAACAATTTTTTAACACAAAGGTACAGAGCATGGGAACACGACTATTTTACAGCTAGTTTGCCATGGGCACAAAGAGGTCCAGCTGTAGATGTTCCACTTGGAACAATTTCAATTCCTTATAACAAAATTGAAGGTACAGGAGGTTACGATATACCTAATACTTCAGGAGGAAATTATAATATAGACGAAGCACCATCACCATTAACAAATGGTTTATATGCTCCCGGTGTAGATGCAGAAGTTGAACCAACAACAATAAATACTTTAAGAAGGGCATTTAAGTTACAAGAGTGGTTAGAAAAAAATGCAAGAGGTGGAGCACGTTATATAGAAAATATCTTAGCACATTTTGGAGTCAAATCATCAGACGCAAGATTGCAAAGGCCTGAGTATATAACTGGAGTAAAAACACCTGTAATAGTATCAGAAGTATTAAACACAACAGGACTAGATGGCGAATTGCCACAAGGTAACATGTCAGGACATGGAATTAGTGTAACTTCAGGTAATTATGGAAAATATTACTGCGAAGAACATGGTTATATTGTAGGTGTAATGTCAGTATTACCTAAAGGTGCTTATCAACAAGGTCTACATAAATCATTTTTTAAGTTTGACAAATTAGATTATTTCTGGCCATCATTTGCACATATTGGAGAGCAAGAAGTAAAAAATAAAGAAATTTATATAGATGAAAATAGTTCGAAAGAAGGTACATTTGGATATGTACCTAGATATGCAGAATACAAATATTTGCCCTCAAGAGTATGTGCGGATTTTAGAACAACTTTAGATAGTTGGCATATGGGACGTATATTTGAAGAACAACCAACACTTTCACAAGAGTTTGTTGAATGTAAACCAACAAAACGTATATTTGCTGTAACTGAAGAAGGTATTGATAGTCTTTATGCTCATGTATATCATAAGATTAAAGCAGTAAGACCTATGCCTAAATTTGGAACACCAATGTTTTAATTATGGCACAATGTCTAACACCTTTTTACGTGAAAGACAGACATACAAAAGATGAATTACCAGTACCATGTGGTAAATGCCCAGTTTGTTCCGCTAGGCGTGTATCTGGATGGAGTTTCAGATTAATAAAAGAGGGGGAACGTTCTAGTTCCTCCTTTTTTATAACACTAACGTATAATACTGATCATGTACCAATAACAAAATCAGGATATTTATCATTAAATAAAGAACACTTACAAAAATATTTTAAGCGTTTAAGAAAATTAAACGATGAAAAGTTAAAATATTACGCAGTAGGTGAATATGGTGGAAAAACAATGAGGCCTCACTATCATATAATTTTATTCAATGCAAAAATTGAGACTATATTAAAAGCATGGGCATTAGATGGTAAATATTTTGGAGATTATCACGTAGGAAAAGTCACAGAAGCTAGTATTGGTTATACAATGAAATATATTTCAAAATCAAAAAAAGTTCCAATGCACAAAAATGATGATAGATTACCAGAATTTGCTTTGATGTCAAAAAGAATGGGAGAAAATTATCTAACAGAAGCAATGGTAAACTGGCACAAAGCAGATATTGGAAATAGAATGTATTGTAATTTAAAAGACGGAAAAAAGATAGCAATGCCTAGATATTTTAAACAAAAACTAAATTTAACAGAACATGAACAAGAAGACATTCAGTACAAAGCGAACATTAGACAAATACAGGAAAAAATTTCCATTGAACGTAAACATGGAAAACCTTATGCAGACGTTATCAAATCTCAAGTTACTGCACAATTTAATAAACGACTCAGAACTGAGGGAAAAGGAGAAAAACTATAATGAGATATTAGACATATTAATAGAAGAAACTTATAAAACTCACGTAGAAACACTAAACGAATTAAAAAAACAAGTGGATTTTGCAAAAGAATTATACGATCACCTAAACCAACAATTTGAAACAATAAAAAAAACACAAAATGAAACACAGGAATCAGTACAACACTAAAGAATTTAAAAAAGATGGAGAAAAAAATTTTTCTCCATCAATGACAATCCCAGACCAAACATTATCAATTAAAGAAATATTGGAAAGATACGCAAGAGGCCTTCCTATGGATGGAAAAGTACCAATTTATGAAGGCGAAGACGGAGACGGAATAGACCCAAGAAGATTAGATATTTCAGAGAGAGAAGAATTAAGGAAATTATACACAGAAGAATTAAACGAAATAAAACAAAAACTAAGTAAACAACCTAACCTTGAAAATACCGTTTCCCCAGCGGGGACGGAAGGGGAGATTGAATAAAAACAAAAGGCGGAGCAGAGATAAGCCGGACGGCGAAGGAGCAGAGCGACGGAACAAAGCGATGCGACAGAGCAAAAAGGCTTAACTCTGTGAAGCCTTAAAAATTAGCACTAATCACCTTGATATATTAGTGCTAATTGACACCAGATTTATTTGGTGGAAATAAAAAAAACAATAACTTTATAAAAAATAACAAAAATGCGTCCAGACCAAGCCAATAACTCAGGGCCAAGTCCAATAGTTTCAGGATCAGTACAAGTAGGCGGTAACTTACTCAGTACAATGTTTAATAGAGCATTTGCAAAAAAAGATTATAAAAGACAAAGAAAAGATGCTTTAGCAGATTGGCATATGCAAAATGCTTATAATAGTCCACAACAACAGATGCAAAGATTAAAAGAAGCTGGACTTAACCCTAATTTAGTATATGGAACAGGAGCAGTAGCAAATAATGCACAAGCTCCAAGAGCATCAACAATTGCCCCTTCAAGAGCAGATTTAAATATAGATCCTCAATCAGAAGTATTAAAATATGCTAATGTTCAGCAAACAAGATTACAATCAGATAATTTGCAAAAGCAGGGCGAATTATTAGATAAAGAAAAAATGCTAAAAGAAGCACAAATACTTTCATTAAATAAAAGAACAGATAGAACAATATTTGATTTAGATAAAGATAGATATTTGAGGGAAAACGGAGCATTAGATTACCAACTTGATACAATGGGAGCAAGATTGCATAATATAGAAATGAATACAAGATTTAAGATAGATGAAAATCAACGACAAGAGTTGATGAATGCTAAAAATCTTGAATATGTTACTAATAGAATAGGACAGATAAAAATTCAAAATACCGTAGTACCATTACAAAAAAAATTAATAGAAGAAAATATACAAAAACTAAATCAACAGTTTAATCAACAAGCAATTAAAGGGCCCTTGCAAACTCAAGCATTAAGATTAATTAATGAAAATCAGACTTATAAGAATATGTTAGATGGTAGGACATTAGGAAGTCAAGAGGACAAAATAAAAGCAGAAGCAGACATTAAGCAACTAGAATCAAATCTAATTAAATCAGGGTTGTCAAAAACTTTTGCTACAGATATTATAAAACTTATATTTTCAAACCTTAAATAAAACAAAAATGTACAAAAAGAGAAGTTACGGCAGACGTCGTCGTTCAACAAAAAAAAGACGTGGAAAACAAAGTAGGACTTATTATGTTAGTCGTGGCGGTATACGACTATAAAGGGGGTGTTTAACTAGGTTAGAAAAATGAAGGGT